GTCTGCCGAGGCTCGAGAGTATTTCAAGAAGATCCAAGATCTCACCGTCAAGTTTGATATGGATATTATGACAGATAAATCTATCGTTCTCGCATTTGACAAGAAGAAGGCGGATGACCGAAAGACTTGGCTCCTCGAGAGTACCGCGAAGGAGGCAAAGGACCTCGAGGTTTCCTACGGGTCAATCAAGAAGTTGGACATCACCAATTTCATCCATAAGGACTTGGTTAACTTCAGTCTGGCGGATCTCAAACGCTCTATTGCCCATATGGCAGATGGTCTCAAACCCTCACAACGCAAAGTGATGTTTGCGTGCTTTCATAAGAATCTCAAAGATGAAATGAAGGTGGCGCAATTGGCGGCATATGTTGCGGATAAGTCCTCCTACCATCACGGTGAGGTCTCCCTCGCAGATACTATTGTGAAGTTGGCGAATGACTATATGGGCTCAAACAACATCAACTTACTTCAGCCGTGTGGTCAGTTTGGTACTCGTCTTATGGGTGGTAAGGATGCGTCACAAACGCGTTACATCTTCACCAAGTTATCCAAGGAGACCCGCAAGATCTTTGATCCCCGTGATGACCCAATTCTCAATTACTTGGAAGATGATGGTCGTCGGATTGAACCAGACTTCTATATGCCAACGCTCCCCCTTGTGCTCGTGAATGGTACGGAGGGTATTGGAACTGGATTTAGTTGCTATGTACCACCCTTCAACCCCAAGGATATCAAGGATAATATCCAGAGAGTTCTTGATGGCAAGGCTATCGTACCTATGCGACCATGGTTTAGAGGTTTCAAGGGGATGGTTCACAAGGAGGAGGACACATGGATGATGGAAGGTGTTTGGAAGTGGTCAGGTACAAATATTGTAATCACCGAATTACCACAAGGACGATGGACACAAGATTACAAGGAATACTTGGATGGACTTGTTGAAAAGAAGTTGATTGGGGGGTTCACAAACAATTCCACAACCGAAGATGTTGATTTCGAAATATTTGGATACAACGGAAAGGATCTCGTGAAAGACCTCAAGTTAAGAAAGTCGTTCCATACATCCAACATGCACTTGTTCCACCCAGAGAAGGGTATTCATAAATACACGAGTCCCGAAGAAATTCTCAAAGACTTTGTAAAGCTTCGATCCGATCACTACATCAAAAGAAAGGAACACTTACTCAAAGTTCTCGAAACCAAAGCAACCATGTGCGGCTATAAATCTAAGTTTGTCACCATGGTCATCAACGGGGACATCGTAGTTTTCAAAAGAAAGAAGGATGATCTTGAGCGACAATTGGCTGGTATTTTCCCACGAATCAACAACAGTTTCGATTATCTTCTCAATATCAAGACCGTGCAATATACCGAAGAATGTGTCAAGGAACTCCTCAAAGAATCAAACCAAGCCAGGGATGAACTCGAAATTATGAAAAACACTAGTCATATTGATATGTGGAAAACGGATATTAAAAATATGTAAGCAATAGTAGATATGGGTGAGCCTTCCGGGGCACGCACCGCTGCCATCGTTGCTTTGAATGCACTTGGTAAACAAGATAGATATTTAATAAGTGAAAATTTAAATGATTCTTTATTTGATTACACCGAACGTCGCCATGCAGATTTTAGAAAATACCACAGGGTGACAAATGTCTCGAATCCAAACATTAAAAGTACATGGCCTTTTGGAGAAAAGATAAAGGTGACATTTAATCCTCAAAATATGGGTGATCTTTTGAGTAACATGTACGTTCGCATAAAGATACCCGCATTAACAGCCCCCCAAAACTATGCCGACCAACTTGGACGTCATTTGATAGAAAGTGTTGTCATGCGCGTTGACGAACTTGAAGTGGAAACATACTACGATGATTGGTCTATAATATATGACGAACTGTATTCAGAAATTACAGAAAAGATAGCAAATAGATATCTTTTAAATAGAGGTCTTCCGTATGATAGTTCAGATGGCGGTGCAGCCTTTGCAGAATATGAGTCTGAATTGGTAATACCTTTGCATTTCTTTTTTTCTAGAAAGTATGCTAGTGACGATTACTCTTCGAATAAACCCAATAGACCTTACTTTCCTTTATGTGCGATTTACAAACAAAAACTCGAGTTTGAGTTCAATTTCCATAAACAAAGCTTTTTTACAGACTCTCCCAATTCTATATCTCTCACAAACTTTGAAATAGTAACTGAAGAGATAACCATTCCCGCAAATGAACGCATGTATTTTATGAAAGAGAAGCAAATGTTAATTACAGATGTAGTAAAAAGACATCCCAGTACCGTGACAGAAGTTGGAAAGCATGCGATAAAAAACAATATAGTCGCAAACATACCAGTAAAATGTATTCATTGGTTTTTTAGAAATTCGTTGTTTGAAAATGAGGACGTAATTAAAGAACCAAGTGAGACGGAAGAAGGTAAGTTTTACATTCACAATCGTTTTAATTTTTCATCAAACGTAAACTTTGATCAAACATATACATTCTTCTCGCCAGTCATGTATGATGCAAAGTTTCATATAAATGGAAATAGGTTGCCAAATTTAACATCTACAAATCATTCATTTTACAAATATCTGGTTCCATTTCAAAAAAGATTGTCGAGACCTATAAGAAATATTTATACATATTCCTTTTCGATGAATCCCATGAACATAGAACCCTCGGGTAGTTTAGATTTTAGTAACATACAGTCAGAAAAGACGAACATTGATATCCAATTGGAGCCAATTTTGACTGAAAGTTATACATTACATATGTACTGTACAGGGTATCAAACATTTACGTTTGAAAATGGATTTATGCAACTTGCTTATTGAACAATCTCGTTTTGTTATCACTGATATAGTCAAGGATGTCATTTTTTATACACCACTTAATGAAATTTAATTGTGCCAAGGTTGTTTGAATTTGTTCATTTGAACCTGGAATGGTATACTCAAATTTATCTGATCTGCAAAATGGATCAAATAATTTTTTACTGTACCCATCTAAAGATGATTTGTAAGCACAATGAACTAAAAATTGTTTACCATCACTCGTTGTATAAGACACATTGTTTTTCTTAGAATAATTCGTGATAAACCATTCAATATTTCTAAGAGAGATACCACTCTTTTTGTCTAGTATATTCTTTAATATTGTTCTATTCTTTTCTTCATTGTAAAAATTATTTATTGATGTTAGTAGAATATCTGTTTTACTCATTACATAGCATGGTACTTAAATCTCTAAGTCTCTTTGAGCCAATTTCGCAGCCCGGGCATCCGGCTGTATAACCCTCCGAAAGACTGTGTGTATGTGTGTTACTTCTTTTAATCTCAACTGGTTCTATTTTTTTACTTTGGTGTAAGTGGTTTGCACAATACCCATCAAATTTACCCTTACGAGTGCATCGTTTACCATCGAGTTTAATACCTTTACAAATCATATCATTTGTATTTTTACCTACATGTGTGGGTAAATCACGAACTAAAAGTTCTATAGAAATTCCGTGAATTTTTGAAATCTTTTCTATGTATGTATTTATCTCCGCTTGAAAACGCCTATTTACCTCTTCATCTATCATGCGGGATATATCATCGTTAAGACTCATGACTTGATAATATTACTCTCGTAGTTTTTAAATAACTCTTCAACAGATTGACCCTTTTCATTTTCTTTTATAGCGATTTTAAGCCTCTCTTTCAATTCCGTGACCTTTCCAGATGAATCAAGACCCATTTTTTTACATTCTTCGATAAGTTGATCCTTCTTCATGGTACTCAATGAAAGCCCCTTTTCTTTTTTCTTTGGTGGTGGTTTGTGTTGAGCTATGATTTCGCCAAAAATTTCCTGTTTGACGTTATCAAAAAGTGGTTCCAATAGATCGCACACAGGAGTCAAAAATTTATTTACAAAGTAATAATGATAATCGATCGGGAGATCGTTTTCCTCTACATATTTTGGATCTTCGCTTTTTTCGTACGCCTTTGCTTTGGAATCTTCAGTTTTTGTGAGAAGATACTGAACTCGGTCTCCAGATTGTGGTTCAGAGCCAGGTTTACGTTGACGCATTTTGTTAAAAACTTGTACATGCGCCATGCTCACATCTTCACTTAAATATCTACCCAGTTTATCGTCATATTTAGTGATAGAAACAGGCTTTCCATTTATTTTATAACTATCGGCGAGTGTTTGGCTTAGAAGAAGTTCGGTGTTTGTAACGTCACCGGTAAGGAGTTCGAGAGCTCTTTCTCTTGCCAAATCAATCGCCGGTTCTTTGTCGTCGCTATTCAAAACTACATCTAACAGTTCTTTACAAACACGCCGAACGTGGGGTGTGTTATCCCGTCGAACAAGCTGTAGTCCCTTTACATCAATGTAGTCCATATGCATTTTTTCGTCTTTGTCCTTTGTCCATAATTTAGCGGCGTAACGTTTCTTACTATAGAGAAAATAAGGATAATAAACCTTTTCAAGTTCCAAATTATTAGGCTTCTTGAAGAGAGCTGAACACTCTTCTGCCGCCCTTTCGCCGATTTCCCAGCTATAGGCAATAGCTTCTTCACCTGTTCGACCCCCTACATCAAACTCAACCATGACTGAATCAGTATCACCATATCTTACTTTAGATCCAGGAAAATGTTTTTCAACATAATTCTTCGTCTCTTCAATCATCGAACGACCTTTAGAAGTCGTGGTAGAGGCAATAGGAACACAGGGGAGGATACCTTTACCGGCACCAGTAAAACCGTAAACTGAGTTCATGGAAATTTTATAGGCGAGTTGCTTACCGTTATAGACCTCTTTCATAAACCCAGTTGCTACAGCCATGTCCTTTTTGGCTTGCTTACGGAACTGTTTCAATTCGAGAAGAATCGCAGGTAAAAGACTTGGAACATCTTGGGCAAACTTATATGTTCGATCGGCAATCTTGAAAGTTTCATATGTAATTCCAGGAATCGCCCCATACCTCTTTTCATCCATAACGTACGAAGAATAACACAAGTTATGCGCCATCATAATAGATGGGTACAGGGATTCAAAATCTAGAGCCGTAATTGGTGCGTAGTATGCACCCTTTTGTGCTTCAAGAACGGTTGCCCCTTCGTATGGTTCTTGTGGAATCGCCCCATAGCGAATAGTTGGAACCATGAAACCAAGCTCTCGTGCTTTTTTAGTAAGCTGCGAAAACACCTTAATCTGCTGTCCTCGTTCAACCAAAAAAGATGCAGGCACCCATGTAGCTTTCGCCATTTCTACCAAATTTAAAAGTGTACACAATTTCTTCATAAGCCTGTGTGGGAGTAGTGTATCCTTAATACAATATTCTGCAACCTCTCTTAATTTAATCGGATCTTCTTCAATAAATCGAGCGAACATCTCCTTTGCGGGCATGTCAATTTTTTGATCACCAAGGTACAGTGTGGAAACGTTGTTTAGGGAATACGAATCTAGTTTATATCCTTTCTTCACTTCATGGAATAAATCAAAAACAAAACGACCAGGCATTGGTAATAACTTGAGCAAATTATCACCCAAAGCACTCGAACTCAATTTTTTAATCATGAGATCGGATGGTCTATCTTTCAACTTACCCAGGTTGAAGAAATTGGGGTTACAACCTGCTACATAAGCGCGTTTGAATATATACTCAAGATCAAATCCAAAAATGTTCCATCCAGTTAAAATATCGACATCATTCTTTTGTATGTATTTTTGAAAAGCTTCAAGCATCTCCTTCTCAGTGTCATAACTTTTGATGTTACACCCCTCAAGATTGGGATCAGTCTTTTTAAAACAAAGGCACGTCTTATCATACGGTTCATCGCTCCCAAATTTACACAATGTAATCGCAATTTGGAAACACGCATCACCGGTTACATCTGCATCAGGAAACTTACCAGTCGAACTGTTACATTCAATATCAAACGAGGCGACTACAAAAGGTGCAATATCATCTCTCGCAACCGGTTTCAGAGTCGTCCAATCGTTACAAAATAAATCAATATCTACATTTGAAATGTTTGTATTTATACATTTTTCACCAGTTTCAAGCCAGCCGGTTGATTGAATTCCGGTTCGATGCATCAGGCGCAACATTGGATCAATGTTAGATTCAAAAACTTTCACTTTAAAAGGCCCCGAAGAAAGTTCCAAGGGTTTCTTCAAAAATGAATCAACTCGACGCCTCGCCTGAAGAGACACAAAGTCAAGCTTCATGAATGGAAATTGTTGATTGTTTTGAAATCCCCAGACATCCTTTGACTTTGTTACAGAATAACAGAGTAAAGAATCTGGACACTTTCTATCTATGATGTCATAAATCTCGCGGATTGTTTGTTGTGAAACTTTTCCCGGAAGCTTTACAAAAAAATACGGGGTGAATGCAGTCGTGACAGACACGGATTTGCCATCCTCGGTTTTGCCAAAAATAGTAATCAGGTGCTCGTCATTTTCCTCAGTATCTCGGGCTTCCCAAGTAAGTGCTTGGAAGGCTACCATTGTGTTATCATCGAGCCAAAATTTTAATATACTTTTAATATAAATGTCAGCAGCTTTGATTGATCTTGTGTCGAAGGGTGCCCAGGATGTGTATATCACAGGTGAACCCCAGGTCAGTTTTTTTCGTCAAAATTACAAACGTCACACAAACTTTTCCATGAAACCGGAACGCATGGACTACATTGGTACCTTTGGTTCCAACAATGAAATTACAATTCCCGTTCGTTCGAAGGGTGATTTGATGAGTTACATCTGGATAGAAGCTCCCAACATTTCCAATGTTATGTCCAACAACGACGGTCTTTTCTCAGCGGATGCTTCTAGTCCGACCGAAATCAGCTTATGGATCGGTGGCCAAAAGGTTTGTCAAATGGACTCT